GATAGATATCGTTTCTTTGGCAATCCTGGAACTAAGACCTCTAGAGAGAGGACTCAAGACCAGACAATTGGCACAGCTAACAGCAGATCTATCGTAAAGGACAAGGTACTTGTATCTCTTAGGGAATATACAGGTCCTGCTGACCCTAACAACACAAATCTTCCTAGCACATTCAAAATTGCTAGAGAAACCCTAATGACAGCTCAGCGTTTACTGCTTGATACTGGAAACTTAAATATGTTCCATCAATCAATTGGTTCGTTGACACTATTAGACGATTACCGCAGATGGCGTGACAGAGTCTTCTTAGATGAACTATTTAAGACAGAATCTCGTGGTGCTTCCTCCGATACTCAGGGTGGTTACTACTATCCAAATACAAAGACAAAGTCTAACTCAACAACATTAAACTCATACTCTGCTACAGAATATGCTTCTGAGCGTTTCAAGTTTAATGTAAAGACTGACCTTCTTGAGGTAGTTAAGAGTTTAAGAAAGCGTCACGTACCAGTATTCGCAGACGGATATTATCGTTGCATAGCAGATCCTTCATTCATGAAAGATCTAAGAGCTGATCAAGGCTTCCGTGAGGTAGCTAGATATCCAGGAATGGGACAAGGTTCACCTTTAATGGGTGCAATGGGTCCTAACCAAGCAATCTATGCTGGTGGACAGTATGGACAAGCTCAGTTCGTAGCTGGTGAGCCAGTTATGCCTTCTGGATTCGTATTTGAAGGAGTAAGATTCTTTGAATCTACAAACTTCCCATCAAAAACAATTACGGTCGATATTGGTGATGGAAATGGAGCTGTATCTAAGACAACTCCAGCAGGACTATTCTTTGGTCCTCAAGCTATCGGTGTTGGTGTCGGTGGTCCTAATGCTCAAGTTTTAATTAATAATAACGATGATTTTTCACGTTTTATCATTCTGATCTGGCAGTTATATGCTGGTTTTGCGAACTTGAATAAGGACTTCATCACCACTGCCTTCACAATTACAGAGTAATAGGAGGTATTAACTAATGGCAACTTACAAAAGTGACGCAGGAGCAATCCTACAACCCGGTAATCAGATCAACAAACTATCTTCATTCAATAATGAAGGTGTATTTGGTTGGCCTGGAATTGAACTTTTTGAACAGGTTGGTTTTGTAAAAATTACTAACTTATCAGCTGATAAAGCTAACAACAAAAGTTTCAATATTACTGTACCTTCTCCAGATAGAAGAGTTGATGACAGAGTTAGAGATGACCGCACAAGTTTAGTGGTCAAAGCAAGTGCAGGCAGACCTGCATATGTTTATGGAGCTTCCATAGCAATTGCACAGGATACACCTACAGGTGGTCTTCCTAGTTTCCCTGCATCTCCAATAACCGCAGACATTGGTGGCACAACTAGTGAGCTTTTACTTCTTGGTCCAGACAACAGTGGTTCACCTTTTGGTGTTCCTTCAACACAGTTGAATGGTTTAGCAGCAGCTTCTAGTTCTATTACTGCAGCAAGTTCCTTATTTGCTCAAGGTTCAGAAGATACAACAACTGGTGACTTCCCAGCATGGACAAGCGTAACTAGCACAATTGCAGCTGGTGACGCAGCTAACTCCATGATGTTTAAAGTAACAGCAGACACAACTTTTAAAGTTTATAATGTCAACGCTATTACTGGTACTTCTGTTAACGGTGACGGTGTCTTTATCTCTCAGGATGATTCTGATGCAGGTAGAGCAGGTTATATCGTTTGTAGAGTTAACTACCTACGCCCAGCAAAAGCTGTGACTTGGGATGACATATCCTCTTTCATAGACTTTGCTTCACAGGTAGGCGGAACAGATTCTTAATCTATATCTTTGTAGAATTACCAAAAAGGCGAGTCTCTCGACTCGCTTTTTTATTGCTCATAAAAAATTCTTCAAGATTTACTTGCGGTATCCTCACAAAAGAGTATCGAAAAAGTATGCTGTATCAACATAAGACAACCGGTGGTTTAGTTGAGAAAATATCTCAGCACGGAGAAGGGATCTTTATGGTTGTGAATGCAAATGATGAAGTGGATTACGTTCATGAAGATGATTTAATTCCTCATTTAGAAGCTACTAATGAAAAAATTAAAACAGAGGAAAGATTAACTGCAGAATTAAAATCTACTGGAGATAAGGATGCTAAACCAACTAATAGAGAGACTTTTCCTCTTGATAGACGTTTAAACATAAATACTGCAAGTGCTAGACAGATTGCTGATTCTCTTCCCGGAGTTGGTTTAAAAACTGCTAGAGATATAAAAGATTTACAGACAACAATGACAGGAGAAAGATATACAAAATTAGAACAATTAAAAGGAATTAAAAGAATTGATTGGGATCAAATATTTAAAGAGAACTTAGTGAGAGTAGACTAGTAACAGGTATATTTTACTTGTTTGAATGAAACTCGATACCTTTTTACAGTCAAAAGTACGTTGGCATTTAGGTTATAACATAACTTCTATCCCAGCCGGTGACCAAGCTCGGCTAGAGGAAGCACTTAATAATGTTCAGGATTCTTTCTGGGTGAGTAAAATTGTAGAACAGGTCAGTAGATGTGATGAGGCCGAAAAAAGAACTGACATGACTGGCAGTGTTAATAACAATACACTTCCAAAAAATAGAATAGAAAGTATTCTTGGTGACGTTGATAGAACAGTTTCAACTTCTGATTTTCGACAAACTTTAAAAACTTGGACAGAAATTTATATTTATGAAACAGATAGATTAGCAATGCATCTTTACGTTCCTAACTATCGAAATCCAGAACAGGCTAGATATAGATTTAACAGAGAAGGTGCAGAGTTTATACAAGCCCTTCCTGGGCCTGCTGATGTGGCTGTAGGGACACGTTTATTTCTAGAAACAACTCATAGATAAGAACATTTCTTCCTGTTATTCTTAAGAAAACGACTGTAAATTTTCAATGGCAATAACTTACTTTCAAGACACAATATTTTTTACTGATACGACTCTTTCTGCACCAGGAGATGGTACTGTTTTACAAGTAGCATCAAACAATTTTTTTGCTACAAGAAGTTATACTTTGACAGTAACAGTTGCTGACATTGATACTAATGTAGTTGTTCGTTTAGATGGAAGTATTGATGGAACTAATTATGCTCCAATTATTGCAGCCCAAACAATTACTTCTAATGGCACTTCTGTTTATAGTGTGGCTGATAGACCAGTAAAATTTGTAAAAGCTGTTTTTGTCAGCGAGTCTGGAGGAGATAATTCTGCCACAGTTCTATTTAATTTAGCTGCTTTATAAATGTCTGTTTTTCCTAGAACACAACTCGGATATACTTTAGGTATAAAAAGAAATAAAGATATTTATGGACAAGGAGAAAAACCACCTAAAAATCCTTTTGAGGAAAGTAGAACACCTACTAGAATGGCAGGAGACAGACGAGTAGATATCTTTACTGCAGAAAGGGACTATTTACGAGCCCCTACCGCTAGAGGAGATTTTCTACCTAATCGTTTTAGAACTTCTGTAACAGCACCTAATTTGGAGAATTTTGATGGCTAAAGGAAAAATGCCTCCTCAACTTCTTGAATATTTTAAGAATAAAAATAAGAAGAAAGAGGATGGTAGCGGAGAAAAAATGTCTGATAAAGAAAAACGTAAAGAAGCTTTAGAGAAAGCTAGAGATGCTAAAACTAAAAAAGGAAAAAAAGAAGAAAAAGATAAAAAATAGGAAAAAAACCTTCCTATATAATTAAACTAAGTCTTTTAGAAAGTAACAGTGTCAAGTAGTAGTTCAAACAAACAACCATTAATGGTGGATCGCCCAGCAACCGCTTCCACATTATGCACGGTTTCATCAGGGCAATCTTTTTTAACTAGTCTCATACCCACATCAGTTGGTGGAGCTACAAAGGTATTTGATGTTGACTCTGCTCTAACAGATACTGCAATCAGTGGTGCTTACGTAGATGAGATATTTTTTAGATACACTAAAAGAGTTTTACAAACAATAGATGCTGTAACAGCTCCTACAGGAACATATTCTGCAAATAGTACTACTTGTACTGTTACTCTTTCATCTGGACATAATTTAGAAATTGGACAAAATGTATTTTTAGATTTTAAAACTTACAGTTCAGGTACAGTTCCAAAAGATGATACATTCACAGTATTAAACACAGTTAACTTCACTAGCACTACCTTTGATGTAACAATACCTTCTTTAGGAGGAACAATAACAGGTAATGTAGATATTTCTTTACCCACCGATTTCTGTTTTTATTTAGTAAATACAGGCACAGTAACAAATATAAATCAATTTTTCCCTTTATTTGTAGCAAGTATTGATTGCAGTCAGCAAACTTACAGTTTAACTTTAAATGAAATATTACCTCTTATAAATCATCCAACTGTGCAAGCTGGATCTAATTTTGGATCTGCTAACAATGAAATAGCTCCAAAACAAAGAGGATTAATGCTAAAAAGAGGGCAAGCTTTATATGTAGCTGCTAGTGGAGCTAATGCTTTGACTAATGGATTTTATTGTAATGTTCAAGGTGGATTCTATTAAATGGAAAATAAGTTTAGAGAGATAGCATCTTCTAACCAAGGTTTTCCTATCTTTAATCAATTTTTAGATGAGGCAGGTGCTAAAGATGCTGCAGTAGATTTTGCAAAAAATTTTATAAAAGATAAATTTAATAGAAAAGAAAATAATACAAATGAAATACAAAGTAATATGGATCAAAATAGTAACACCATAACAAAAACTCAAAACCTTTTAAATAAAATTAATCAAATAGGATTGTCAGCAGATCTTTCAGGTGTAGGAATTGAAAAGACATTTGGTGACAAAAATCAAGGAATAAATACAACTGTTTTTGGTAGGCAGGATTTTGGAAAACCTACACAGTATGGTGCAAAATTAGGGTTTAATTATAAGTTTTAAATTATGGCATTCGAAATAAAAGGTTTCGGTGAGCCATCAAAATTTAACTTTAAAAGTTTTGAAAATTTTAATAATAAATCAAAAAAACCAAATATTTATCCACGAGGATCTGATGGTTATCAATTAGAGAGTGAAGTAAAATTTTATAATCAGGATTCTTTGTGGACAAGATGGAGAAGAGGATATGAATTATATGTAATGATGCAGACAATTTTAGGATCTACTTCTAAAGAAAGAGATAGAAGAGGAGATTATAGATTGTTTTTTACATTTCAGCAGTTTCCAGGAGTTTTTATACCAGCAAGAATATTTACTTTTCCTTCCAAAAATAAAGAATTAGGTGAACATGTTTGTGGAATGAGAGACACAGATGGATTTAGTTTTTATAATTTTGGATTACCAATACTCGCAGTGAGATATTTAGCACCTTCTGTAGATGCTACTTATCAACAAAATGGTACAACTTTAGTTGTTACTAAAACTGATCATGGATTATTTCCGGGTGATGATGTTTTCTTAGATATATCTACTGGAAATGCAATTGATGAAACATTAGAAATTATTAGTAAAACGCAGAATACATTTACAGTCACAGCGACAAATTCTCTAACAACTTCAGGTAATGTAACCTATCATAATTCCACAACCTTTAATGATACTCGTTGGAGGTTTGTAAGAGTTAAATTAAGAACTCTTCCTACAGAAGTAGCCTTTCTAGCCGGAGAAAGAATGGCCGATCGAATTATTGAAAAAGATCCAGGGATATCCTCTACATATACAAGATCAGGTTCAGAGGTAACAGTAACCTGTAGTTCAGTTCATGGTTTATCTACAGGTAACAAAGTATTTTTAGATGTAAGTACAGGAAATGTAACTTCTGGTAGATACACAATAGAAGTTACTTCATCTACACAATTTAAAGTCACAACAATAACTAGTGGATCTACTTCGGGAAACCTCACCTTAAGTAGATTATTAAGAGGATTTAGATATGACGATTATGTAGGGTATACCGTAACTGGATCTGATGTTAATACAAATGAGATAATTTTTCAAAAAAAAGATAGTTACGGAGCAAGAACTATTGATACAGTAGCAAAAACCACTGTGCCAGCTCATAGAGGTTTTGCTGTAGGTCGATTCTTAACTACAGAACTAAGATGGAATTGTTCTTGTCAAGATTTTTCTAGAAGAGATTCTTATGATTTATTTAAAAGATCAACTGATTCAAGGTTTCCAGTAACACCAATAAGAGATACAAAACCCGGAAATGTATTGCAACCAGACGGAACTCTTAGTGATGAGAGAGACATTCCTGGTACATTTAGAGATTTAGGTTACGTAACTATAAATAATTTTTATGAATTACCGGAATATGAAGATAAAAAAGAAGATTCTTTTCAAAATTTACAATACTATCAACTTCGTTGGTGTAAACATATTTACGCAGCCATGTGGTCACTTGTTCATGATGAAGGTAATGAGCCACTTAAATTAGCAGCAAAATATACTCAGTCAGGTGTAAATATCACTGTTGACTTTGAAAATCATAATTTAAATAAAAACGATAAAATTCAATTAAATTTTACAAGTGGGAATGCAATTTCAGGAGAGTACACAATAAGTGATGTACCAAATCCAAATAGTTTCGTAGTTGTTTATCCTTTTGATGAGACTACCAGTGGTTATGTAACAGTAGAAAATTTAAAGAAACATGAATATGTTGGAGCATGGTTATTAGAACCTAATGACAAACCTATAGGTCAAGGTCTCGAAGCATGGGAAAGAAATTGGAAGAAAGAACAAGAAAAGCTCAGAGAATCTGCAGAGATATTTGCTTTATATAATCGCTCGACAAAATGGGAAGGTAATAAAGAAATTATTGGTAATTTTAACAATAAACAAAATGTAGCTAACTTTGATCCATCTGTAGTAGCAATGACGTTAACGGATAGTTTAAAGAGAGATGCACAGGGAGGATTGGATAGATCAGGACGATCTTTAAACACTACAAATAGAATGATTGCAATGGTTAATAAATTATTTAATAAAGCTCCAACAGTTTTAGATGATATTAAGTTTGGAATAATAAATAAACCTTTAATCGAATTTACCGATATTTTTGAATCTGGTTTGATTAATGCAGGCGATTATATAAATGGAGAACTAGTAGATTCTGCAGTAAATACTAGTGATCTTGATGCTAGTACTTACAATCCAGATACTGCTCAAGATACAGTAGTAGATGCAGGATTATACATAAATGTAGAAACTTAATTATGGCAGTACAAATTCAAACAAGAAGATCTAGCACACTTAATGACAGACCATTTCCAACTAGATTAGGAGTTGGTGAACTTGCATTAAACAATCACAGTACAAGTCCCGGATTATTTTTTGCTGATAATGTTGCTTCTCCGAGTACTGGATTAATAAAAGTAGGTCCTGTCCATATTGGAAGCACTGCACCAAATAGTTCAGCAGCTGGATTTACATCATCAAGTAAAGGAGAGACTTGGTTAGATACAGCAAGCACTCATATATTTAAAGTATTTGATGGATCTTCATTTCAATCTGTAAAGGCCGTAGCATCTGTTTCTTCTGGTCAACCTGCTAATCCAATTAATGGGCAACTTCATTGGGATACAGCTGGTGGTGGTAACGGAGTTCTAAAAATATATTTAGCTTCTATTTCTGCTTGGGTTAATGTTTAATTTTTACTTAACAGATGATCTAAAATCCTGTCTAATTTAGTATGAACTGCTTGCATTTCTCTCAAAAAATCTTCTTTTAAAACATAATCATGAATAACACTATTTTTTAGATCATCTACTTCTCTTTGTACTCGATCAAATTTTTTATCTATTTTTCTATTAAAATTACTTAAAGCTCTACTGATACCAGCAAAGGCACCAATACTTCCGGATATAATTGCAGCAATAACTTGTGGTTCCATACTTCTATTATAATAGTAGGCACAGTTTAAAATAGATATTAATAGAGGTTAACTATGTCAACTGCTTACGAACCTAATATACAAGGAGCTATTGCAGTCCTACGAGACTTAATGATAGCTAATAGTTTTACAATGACTCGTGAACCATATGAGCCTAATTACAGAGGTTTGGTTGATGCTGTTATTGACTTAAAAGAAGGCTTTCCGACTTTTGCTCCATTACAGGTTGGTTTTGATGCGACTGCATTTGAGAATGTTAGTGAGGGAGATGCTTTATTCATGAGAACAAGTGACGGTCAAGTTGGAAAAGCTAGTGCATCAAATGGGTTACAAGAAAATGCACAAGTTGTAGGTTTTGCTAATGCAGATGCCTCTGCAAATGCAACAGTAAAAGTAATTGTAATTGGATTAAAAACAATGTCAGGTTTAGATGCAGGGGATTTATATTTTCTTTCTCCATCAACTGCAGGAGCTATAACCCTTACTCCTCCTTCATCTGCCGGACAAGCTGTAGTAAGAGTTGGAGAAGCATCTACTGCAACACAGTTTGCAATTCGAATTGAACCACCTATTAAGTTAAGCTAATGGCAAGTGTAGAAGCCCTCGCTCCATATCAACCTAATGCTCAAGGTCTTACGGAAGCTTTAATTGACCTAAAGTCAACGATGCCCAGTCAGACAGTATTTAAAGTCACTGGATACAACACTACATGCTTTGAAGATGTTACTCAAGGTGATGCAGTATTTTCAAGAGCTAGTGATGGTCAAGTAGGAAAGGCTATTGCAAGTGATACATTTGATAAGGCATGTGTTGCCGGAATCGCAGAGACTACTCAATCTGCTGGTCAGACAGTAAAAATAATTGTTGCCGGAATAGTAGCAACCTCTGGTTTAAATGCAGGTGATCAATACTTTTTATCTGCAGCTTCTGCCGGTGCAATTGTTGAAACGCCTCCGACAACTGCTGGTCACTTTGTAACAAGAGTAGGAGAAGCTGGTAGTACTGGTCAATTCATAGTCAATGCTGAACGACCAATTCTTTTAAGCTGACAGTTTACTGGACGTAAAATAAATATAACTAGCAATTCAATAATTTTTGAATTGTATCGGAATATAAAATGGCAACAAGAAAGGCACTTGTTTTAGTTTCAGGTCTATTTCAGGAGTTAAATTCTTCTTCTGATAAATTAGATTTTGCTGGAAATAGTACAACTGATTTAAGTGAAGGTTCGAATCAATATTTCACAACATCTAGAGCTAGAGGATCCGTATCAGTAACCGACAGTGGTGGAGATGGTTCTTTAGCTTACAACAGCACTTCGGGAGTAATCACATACACAGGTCCTTCAGCCTCCGAAGCTAGGGCACATTTTAGTGTTGCATCTGGATCAGGATTATCTTACAACTCAAGTTCTGGAGAATTTGGAACATCTGCAATACCAAATAGCCAACTTGCTAATGATGACATAACAATAGGAAGCACTGCAGTTGCACTCGGAGGTTCGCAAGGAACTTTTACAGGTTTAACTTCTTTAGCCTCAACAACCTTAATATCAGGTGTAGCTGATGCAGCAAACTCTATAAAGTTAGCTAGTGGAAATATTACTTTCGAAGGATCTACAGCAGATGCAAATGAAACAATTCTTACTGCTACTGATGCAACAGGTGGAGACAAAACTCTAACCTTACCAAATGAGACTGGAACAATATTATCTACTGCATCTTCAATTGCTAACAGTAACCTAGCTAATTCGGCTGTTACTATTGGATCAACTTCTATCAGTCTTGGAGGAACAGTAACTACATTTACTGGTTTATCTTCTTTAACCTCTACAACTTTAGTTGGTACAACACTTATTTCAGGTACAGCTGATGCAGCAAATTCAATAAAAATTGCAAGTGGAAATATTGTTTTTGAAGGATCTAGTGCAAATGATTTTGAGACAACTCTTACCGTAACTAATCCAACAGCGGATAGGACAATTACATTCCCAGATTCAACAGGTACCGTAGTTTTATTAGGATCTTTAAGTGTAGCTGCCGGATCGGGATTAACTTATAACAGTGGAACTGGACAATTTGGGACAAGTTCCATACCAAATGCTCAATTAGCAAACAGTACTGTGACGGTTGGAAGCACAGCTGTAGCTTTAGGAGCAAGTGCCACGACATTTACTGGATTGGCTTCCATAACTTCAACCGCTGTAGTAACAAATGACAGCGGATTTAGAGTTAGAAATAATAGTGATAATACAAAAATACTAGCCCTAGATTGCTCTTCTATATCAGGAAGCACAACAAGGACGTTAGTAGTTCCTGATTCAAATGGAACAATTGCAACTCAAGCTTATGTCCAAGCTCAGATTACCGCTGAAGATCTCGACATAACCACAGATTCTGGAACGATTGCTATCGATTTAGATTCTGAAACTCTACAGCTATCAGGAGGCACTGGAATTGATACAAGTGCTTCTGGTAACACAGTTACAGTGGCTGTAGATTCAACTATAGCAACTGAAAGTTTTGCTACCGCAATAGCAGTGGCGTTAGGATAGTATTATGGCAACCCAAGTTCAATTTAGAAGAGGAACAACAGCTGAGCACTCAGGATTTAAAGGTGCAGATGGTGAAGTAACTGTAGATACTTCATTAAAAACTGTTGTTATACATGATGCAATAACAAATGGTGGTTTTCCAGTTTTAAGACAAGATGGTTCTAATTCACAATTTGAAAGAGGATCAACAACAAACTGTGCATTAAAATTTGCAGGAGATCCTAATACAGGAATAATTAGTCCAGCTTCCGATGAAATTGCTCTCGTAACTGGTGGGTCTACTCATCTTACAATAGATGCTAATGGAGCTGCTACCTTTACAGGTAATGTCCAAGTAAATGGATCTTTATCAGTCACAGGTAATTTCGATTCCGGAGAAAACTTAGCATTAATTATTGCTTTAGGATAATATGGCAAACACCTTCAAAGTCGATACAAAATCAAGTTGTGTTACAGATGCACATACGAGTTCAAATGCGAATGTCTTATCAGCAGGAGGTTCTGCTACATTAGTTCTTTTAAGTATTTTAGTTGCAAATAAGACAGGAGCTAGTGCTGATGTAGATGTTTTCTTAGTGACGAATACAGGTGATGACGTTTTTCTTTTAAGAAACGCACCGATACCAGCAGGATCTTCGCTTGAATTAATTAGTGGATCAAAAGTAATTATGGAGAGTAGTGATGTTCTTAGGGTTAGAACTGATACCGCTAGTGCTATTGATGTAGCAATAAGTTATCTAGAGCAGACATAAAATGGGATTATCAGTAAATAACGACCTTGTAAATTTATCTGATAATTTTGAGATACTTAAGGCAAAGGTTGAGGCTATTGAAATTATACTTTACGGTGAAAGAGTTTTAGAATTAGATGACTCTACTTGGGAAAATATTCGAAAAAAAAGAGATTATATTTTAAAATCTACAGATTGGACAGTTATACCAGGATGCTCAGTAGATCAAGCACAATGGTCTGCATATAGGCAAAATTTAAGAGATATTCCTCAGACATACACAGTAATTACAGATGTTACTTGGCCGACGCAGCCCTCTACTTCTGGACCTAACAGTTAGAAAGTTCCCATATTTACTGAGCTTAAAATAATTAAAGAAATAAAGAAGACTTCTAGTTTAATCTGCTATGCCATATATAGGAAATACTATTCGTGCTGCTGACGATTATAGATTAATTGATGACATAAGCAGTGGATTCAACGGCAGCACCACAAGTTTTGCATTACAAGTTGCTGGTTCAGCTCCAGTTCCTTTTCCAAAATCACCTCAACAGGTTTTAATATCAGTAAACGGAGTTATTCAAGAACCTGATCCTACTGGAGCTTCAGGATTTAATTTAGTTGGTACAAATATAGTTTTTAGTTCTGCTCCTACAAATGGGCATGCATTTTTTGGAATAATATATGCGACTGCTGATTACCTAAATGCAGGTGGTAACTTCCCTGCAGGTAGTTTGGGTGCTCCATCTATCACGTTCATAGGGGATGAAAATAGTGGTCTATTTAGAAAAAGCGGTGGTAGTGTAGGTTTTGTTTCTGATGCTACTGAGATAGCTAATTTTGATAGTAATGGAATAACTATTTCCTCTGGTAATTTAATTATTCCTGACAGTATTATTCATAATGGAGATGCAAATACAAAGATACGATTTCCAGCTGTTGATACAGTAACGATAGAAACTGCTGGTAGTGAGAGACTAAGAGTTGATTCGTCTGGAAATGTAGGTATAGGTACAACAGGTCCAGCACGTAATTTGGAAGTTAAAGGTGCATCAGGTGATCCAGTTCATTTTAAATTAGAAGGAGATCCAGCTGACTATGCACGTATAATGTTTGCTGATGGCACTGACGATAATATTGGTGAGATACGTTATAACTTTGGTAGCGATTTTATGTCGTTCACTGCAAATGCAACAGAGCGTATGCGTATAGATTCGTCTGGAAGAGTTGGTATAGGTACAACAAGTCCAGGTTCATATAACGGTGGTTTTGATAATTTCGTTATAAGAGGATCTGGTAATACTGGACTGACTATAAGCACTGATGATAATAGCTTCGGACAAATCTGTTTTAGTAATGCTGAAGATGCTCATGTCTCAGGAGCTATACAATATCGTAACAGTGATAACATCCTTGAATTAAGGGCAGGTGAGTCTAATGGAGCAGTAATTTTTTCTACAGTTTCCAATACAGAACGCATGCGTATAGATTCGTCTGGAAACGTAGGTATTGGAATTACAGATCCAGATCAAAAAGTTGAAGTGGCAGGTGTTGTCGCTGGAAATGATTTAATGGTTGGTCGAACAGCAAATAGATTTCCAATTATACAAAGGCACACTGTATCTGCAGGAAGTCAAAGTTTGACTATTACAGCAGGGGCAGGGTTAACAACTAACTCTACCTCAGCACCAACCCTTAATGATGCTTTAAATGGTGCTGCGATACAAATAGTAGGTGGTAATCCAACAAGTGATGTTTTTGGTGGTGGTATTAGATATTATGCAAATGGTCATACAAGTCCTAATAACCCAGGCACTGGAAATCAACACGTTTTTTATAGAAGGTCAGCAGCAAATACTTTTACTGAAGCAGTAAGAATAACACATACTGGTCACTTTAAAGCTTCAACTGAAGGTAACTATGTAGATATTACTGGAAATTATCATGAAAGTTTCACTAATACAAATAATCAACATATTCACTGGTTTCAGCATAGTGGTAGTACGCAAGCACAACAATTTGGTATAAGAGTCCGGACAGGTGATGATGGTAATGACTCAAATGCTTTAATACAAGCTTCAAGTGGTAGTGCAACTGCTGGTTTAATTTTACGAAATGGCTCTTTCCAAAGTCGTAATAATTCTTTTGGTGGAATATCTGACATAAAATTAAAAGAAAATATTGTTGATGCAAAATCTCAATGGGATGACATAAAAGCAATAAAATTTAGAAATTTTAATTTTAAAGATAATCCAACACAAAAAATGTTAGGTGTTGTTGCACAAGAAATTGAACTTGTTTCTGCTGGTTTAGTTGAAGATATTCCAGATAGAGATCCAGATACAAATGAAGATTTAGGCACTGTTACAAAACATGTAAAAAGTTCTATTCTTTATATGAAAGCAATGAAGTGTTTACAGGAAGCTATGGCAAAAATAGAGGTGTTAGAAACAGAAGTTGCAGCATTAAAAGCAGCTTAAAAATAAGTCAAAGTAAAATTAAAATATATTGATTATTTTTTAAAAAATGGCTGTTACATGGGGTGTTGTTTCTCTTGATTCAACAAAAACAGTAGGAAGTTTATCTAATGTCGTGACTACTGTTCATTGGACTGCTTCGGAAAGTGAGACTGTTGGTGAAGATACATATACAGGAAGCTCATATGGTTCTGTAGGTTTAGCTGAGGCTGACTCATCATCTTTTACTGCTTATAGTGACATTAAAGAATCTGATGCTATTGCATGGGCGAAGGCTGCAATAGGAGCTGATGAAGTTACTGCAATAGAAACAAGTATTGCTAATCAAATTACTGAAGCTAAAACACCAACTACAGCCACTGGAGTACCTTGGTAAAATTAGCCATTTTAAACTAGATATATCAAAACTAGTTATTTAGATGGCATACATAGGAGCAGAACCTGTACCAGGTCAGAATAGAGAAGTTGATGACATATCAAGTGGTTTTAATGGCAGCACTACTGCATTTACCCTTCAAGTTTCCTCATCAAATGTAAGTCCAGAAAGTGCAAATAACATACTAATAAATCTTGGTGGTGTTTTACAGAATCCCGGAACAGATTATACAATTGCTGCGAGTACCATAACTTTTACTACAGCTCCAGCAGCCGGTCTTAGTTTCTTTGGATTGATATTAGGAGCTGGAATAAATACAGCAACTGTAGCCGATGACACGATAGGTGCTTCTAAATTAATTGATACAGCGGTTACCGCAGGTAGTTATACGACTGCTGACATTACAGTTGATGCTCAGGGAAGAATTACAGCTGCAGCAAGTGGAACAATCTCAGGAGCTGAGATAGCTGATCAGGCCGTAACAAATGCCAAGGTAAATAACTCAGCTGCTATTGCAGGTACAAAGATTAGTCCAGATTTTGGATCTCAGGCAATATCTACAACTAATGATTCCGTTACTATCGGTGATAGTATTATTCACTCTGGTGATACAAACACAAAGATAAGATTCCCAGCAGCCGATACAGTCACAGTCGAAACTGCTGGTTCAGAACGTATGCGTATAGATTCGTCTGGAAACGTAGGTATAGGTTCTTCAGTTACAAATCAATTTGGTCATAAATTATGTATTGAGGATACAAGTGGATCAATATTTTATGCACAACACTCAACATCAGGAATACAATTAAAACTGAATTTAGATAATACTAATAATGTTGCATTATTTGGAACAGTTTCTTCAGACGACTTACAATTTGTTACCGCAAATAATAATGCCCTTCTTATAGACTCGTCTGGGAGGTTATTAACAGGTGGAGCTACATCTTCGCATGGATCAACAAATGCTGATGATTTACAGATTGGTGCAAATAATCAAGGTAATCAAACTGGAATTACTTTAGGAAGTGCTAGTGCAAGTAGTGTTAGATTTGCTGACGCTAGTGATGACACTTCTGGAGCGATAAATTATATACATAGTGATGATACCATGCGTTTTTCAACTGGATCTAGTGAAAGAGTAAGATTTGATAGTGATGGATTAAAGTTTAACGGAGACACGTCAGCAGATAACGCACTTGACGACTATGAAGAGGGAACTTTCACGCCACAATTTGCTGGTGTAGGTGGTGGTCCAACCTCAATAACTTTTGGAACTAACAACGGAGGAAACTATGTAAAAATAGGTCATCTTGTATTTGTTTCAGGCCGATCTGAAATTACTGCTTCTTCAGGTGGTAGTCAGCATTGGTTAATAACTAATATGCCGTTTGTTTCAAAATCTGGTGGGAAACAATTTGAGTCAATAGGTCATATTGCTCTTGAAAACTTTGCTATTCCTGATGATGTAATAGACCTTGTTGCAGTTAAGGAGCAAGGTAATAACAATATGCTCTTTAGTGGTACTAGAAAAAATAATACCTTAACTGTTGGTATTAGTCATGGAAATGATCAAGTTTATAACGTATCATTTGCAGTTTGTTATAGGACTGCTTAGACCGTTAGCAAGTCTTTAAACTATGCCTAAACCTGTTTTAATTGGAGATTAATCCTAATGGCACTTACAGAATCAATTGAATACGACAAAATAGAAGTTGTTGGTGAGTACAACATTGTACAAGTAAGAAAGAAAAATGCAGTTAAAAAAGATGGAGTGGAAATTGCTTCCAGCTTTGAAAGATATAGCTTAAATCCAGGATCGTTAGATGGTTCTGATAATTTAGTAGATAGAGATTTATCAGCAGAACCAGAAAAAGTAAAATCAATTTGTAACGCTGTATGGACTGATGATATAAAAGCTACGTGGAAAGCTAGACTGATAGCAGATAAACCAAGCTCATAATAATTATTGCTACATTAAAAACATCTTGATAATATTTAAATAAATACTTTAAAAAATGCAAAAAATTTTTAACGCTATCGCTGTAGCTTCAGGAGTTCTTACTTTAACAATAATAGGAGTTGGTATCTATGGCTATAAATATTTAACTAGTGATAATTTTGAAAAATTAATTAAAAACAAAATCATGGGAGATATACAAAATGTTCTCCCAAAAGCAATAGAAAATGAATTGCCAACAAAAACAGGAGTATCAATACCATTTAAATGACCATCCCTGTTATAGGTGTACCTGATATATCTATACCTCATATACCTGTTCAAGTTATAGAGCCAGTAAGAGTATTTGGAGATTACGTAATCCATCCTTCTTTTAGTGAACCATCTCTAATGCTTCCAGGATGCTATAAAACTCATCGTGATGCGGATAAAAATTCTAATCTTATAAATGATGACCCTAAAGGATCTTTTTGGAATTGCCCTTGGGGTGAAGTAGCAGAAATTATGCCTTTACAATTTGATAGGTCAAAAATGATCTATTCAAATGATGTAAAGGAAGAAAAGAAAAAAGAAGAACCAGTAATAATAAAAGAAACAAAAGAAACAAAAATTCCAGAAAAAAAAGAAAAAAAGATATTTTTTCCTCCATGTCCAGATCCTAATTCAAAGCTTAGAGTAGGATCATTTGCCAATGAAAAAAGATTAGAGAAAGTTAAAGAGTTTCGCTATAACGAATCAAAAACCGAATGCTTAACCATTTGGGAAGATGTGTCCTATGTTGACCAATGGCTACCAGAACCAACCCTAGTCATAAACACAATAATAATAGCCTCGATAGCAGCTTCCAGTCCTATTTTAGTAAATGTTATTAAAGGACTTACGAAGAATATTGTTAAAAAAATTACTTCTTCTCGGAAGAAAAAGAATGATAATGCTTCTCAATCTGATTAGGTTGAGGGGTAAGATAAACATCAGCACAGACAGAATGGAAGACCGTTCCTTTTTTTACGTTTATGCCCTTTTGCATTAATTCTCCACAGTGTTTTACCCTAGCGACATGCCATTCAAGTTCTAAGTTTTTAAGTTTTTGTTTTTGAATATTAATTTGAGTTTTAGCTGCAGCTTTACATTGTCTACCTAGTTCCCTATCTAATGGTATAGAAAAATTTAGAGTAATCCCTGTGCCCAAGGAATATGCATCTTTATTAGTTCCTGAATAATTTTGTTGATAATAAAGAATATTACCAGGATTATCAGGAGTTCCATCTCCTATAGGGTTACCATCATCATCAAAATCACCCTTTATATCTGTTGGATCATATACTGGAGTTTCATATCTGTGATCAAAAGGTTTCTGAAAATTTGAATTAAATGTAGAAAAGGGAGTGATGTTCATCATAGCTCCTTGACAGACTATATTTCCTCCATATTGATTGGTGTGAAAACTCCCATTATTGACATTATAATTTTGATTTGTAACACTTCCAGTATTTGATTGACTTACTGCATTAGCTAATACTGATGTAGGAGAGAGCAGTAAAACTAATGCTATTTTTGAAAAATTGATTGCGTGACTGTTGTGCTTTCCACGGTTATTTGGCGATTTATAGTTGTGACGTTGGAGAGCCCTGGCCCCATATAACTTTCCGTTAGTTGGAAGGGAGCTCCGTTTTCTGTCTGTACGAAGGTTGGTTTTGTACTGAAATCTAAACCAGTCCATGAGTAACTAACTCCATCTGTAGTTCCATTCGTTTGAACAGCACTTGGTATCATACTACCGCTGTTTTGCAATTCTACGCCAGTACCTGAAACACTATAGGTATATCCTGAATTATAGTCTTTTGAAACCACTGATTCAACTATAGTTTGCTGTGTCGTGGTAGTAGAATTCATAGTCCCAGTTGTGAAGGCTCCAGTGATAGGTGAGGCTTTTAAAGGGACAGGTAAAAATATAAACAGTAATAAGAACCGTTTCACTAGTCTAGGGTAAGTCCAACTACAAATTGACCAGTAACCGTGGTGCCTGCTCCTCCTGCAGTTATTGTAATATCATTTTTAGTATCAATAGTACCTGCTAATGAGCCTGCTACACCAGCCGATGTGCTTGTAAGATCCCCGAATGGGCTTGTCTCACCAACCGTTAAGCTAGTTGCTACCGTATCACCGGCAGTATAACTACTCGAAAATGAGAAAGCGTCGCCTGAAGTCAATTGGCTTGCAGTGATTGGTGTGTAAGCATTTACGCCATTTGTGGCTGCTCCTAGACCGCCTACGCTACCTGTTGTTGTTCCATCGGTAGTATTGACCCCAGAGCCACTTATACTCATAGAGTTACCAATGCGATCTGCAGCGGTTGCTGCTGCTGAAACCTCTAGTTTTACCGATGAGCTAATTGAGTGAGTAATATCGGCTTTTACACTAGGGGTTAATAAGATTATTAATAGTGAAAAATACTTTAACATTTGACTAAAACTAGGGCTTAGTACCTATAAGTTTACATGAAGGTAAACTTAGTATGTATGGGATAAAAAAATGACAGAAAATCCAAAAGAAAAGAAGAATGTTTTCTCGAAAATAAAAGAAAACATGGATGACAAAGAAGAACAAATGGCCTTTTTAGGTACTTTGATTAGACTTGGCGTAATGGTGTGGGCCGGATTTATAATTTCTTTAAACTACATCACAATACCTGGTATCACTGAAGATAGAGAGGTTAAGGATATAACTTTTATCGCTTCGGTATTTACAGGATGCCTAGCCACCTTTAATATTACCCCAGGTGGTAAGAAGAAAAAAGATGAGAAAGAAGGAACTAAGTTAGCTTCATCAGGAGTAACTACACAAATATTGCGTATTGAACAAGCTCCTATTAAAATAGTGACTGAAGATATTAATAAAAAGAATGTATAGTAGACCAAAAAGAAACTGGGGAACTATTGGATTAGTTTCCCTTTTGGGAGTATCAAATATAAGTTTAATAAGTAATTTATCTAATAAAACTAATCTTCCTGTAATTAATTTACCTGTAGGTCCCTACACTACATATCAGGTAGATGCTTCTGAATTCGGATATAAAATTTCTTATATGGCTAATGATCCCAAGGTTTTAAATAGTGTAAGAAGATCTGAAACACCTAAAGGATTTTTTGGTAATAAGACAGAAAAAATCATAATTAGTAAAGAATTTACAATGAACGGTGAGATAATGAACTCAGATACCTCTAAAGAAGGATCTACTCCTACAGACAAAGAGATCGCATGTTACAAGATAGAAGGAAGCGGAGAGTCTACAGGAAGGCTTGTAGGAGCCTCTGTAGGTGTCAAGGCAGCTCCAGCTGTTACTAACATTCCAATAATAGGTTGGATAGCTGCAGGATGGATTACTATGTTTGGTCAGGATAAAGGAGCAGATATAGGTGGACAGATAGCCAGAGATTTTAATGATTGTTAATAAGTTATTCTAGGGTTATACTCTAAATAGTTACTTATTAAACATGTCTTGTGGATTAGAAATGGACAAGCTTAAAGATTTTGACAAGCAATTAGATGAACAAGCTACCACATTAGCAAATCAAATTCAACAATTAGAAACTCAATTAGCCACTGCCAAAAATACCTATTTAAAGGTTTTAGGTGCAAAAGAATTTTCAACTTCATTAATTAAAGAAGCCACACCAGCTGATGAAGCTACAGCTGAAGTTGTGCCAGAGGCAAGTGGTGATTAAGATGTTAAGGGAGATGAATAGAGATAGATATAAAGCCTTACAACTATTAGCAGATCATTTACGCACTCCACCAAAAGATTTGTCTTTAGATGCTATTTTTAATGACGTAAAAGATGAAGATCTTAAATGGGTAACAGAAAAAATTCATTATTATTTATTAAGACTTCTCGAAGATGCAGACTATGAAAAAGAAGAAGAGGTGGAGTTAATTTCATTAATGGAATAATCAATACACTTGTGTAAGTTTATGCAGCATAAAGTTTCTACAAGGTTGCAAGGTACATGTGATTCACTGCGAGCAAGATCTTCTAGCAAATTTAATTGAACTCTCTCCAAAAAATGCTCGCCATAAATTTCGACAATGTATATTTGAATCTTGGAATTGGAAATGTGCTTACTGTGACAAAGTATTAGATAACAAAACAGCAACTATTGATCATATACTTCCAAAATTTAAAGGTGGACATAATGTTAAGTCAAATATGATTTGTTCTTGTTCCAAATGTAATAGATTAAAAGGATCACATCTTTTAAAAGATTGGTACAATCCCACATATAAGTTTTACCAAGAGGAGAGACTTGATAAGATAAAGCAGTGGATGGATCAAGATAACTCTATTAAAATCCTCTCCCCTGATACAGCAACACCATATATCACAAATGAATTCTACATTGGATGGGCAGCTTCCTGAAGACCAAGCTAAAGCATTTGCAAAGCAGTATGCAAAAGAGTTACAGGAAGAGAAACAAGCAAAAAATGATGCTTTGGTAGAAGCAAGATCCTTAAAAGAAGGAGATACTGCTTTGTATGGTAAACCAGGCCAAGATTTAAATTCTAAAATACAATCAGGAGAGATAAAAATTATTTAACAAGAAATAATCTATAAAACCCAATGGCATCTTCAAGTTACAATGACATATATGACTTGTAATAAAGAAAGAACTGATGTCAAAGAGGGCAAAAGCTAAAAAACTTTCAAAAGAACATTTGAAATGTAATAAACCTAGAAGGACTCCTAATCATAAAACAAAATCTCATGTAGTAAAAGCATGTGATAATGGCAAAGAAAAACTAATAAGATTTGGTCAGCAAGGTGTCAAAGGTGCTGGTAAAAATCCAAAAACTGCTAAAGAAAAAGCAAGAAAGAAATCTTATTATGCTAGACATAATGCTCAAGATAAGAATCCTAGTAAAATGTCAGCTAGATATTGGTCACATAAAGTTAAGTGGTAATTAAATAAGACTCCAACTTCTCCACCATTTAGTAATTATATATTTATCTCCACTAATAGGTGGTAAAGCCTCATGAAGCGTTTTAAAATTTGGAATTCCGTTAAAAAATAAGTTATTCCAAGCAATTAATAAGCCTTTTTTTGGTTTTATCTTTAAATTAAGATGTTTGAAATAAGTTTCTCCCCCATCTTCAACATCATTTAGATATATCATTGTTGTCCAAGTTCTCTGACCCATCCATTCACAATAAGTTTTGTATTCAGCTGTAAATGGAGCAAAGAAATCATGATGTTCTTTGTAATATTCTCCTATTGCATATTTTTGACCTTGCATATTTTCCCCAATAAAAGGATTTAAATTTAACAAATTTACTAATTTTTTATCAATATTTAAAAAAAATTCATCTTCAAAGTATCCTAAACTTGCCGATTGACTTGTTCTGTAATCATTCACAAGGCAGGAATCATTTGGATCTGCAACTGTAGATGCTGTTAGTCGAGAATCTATAAAAGTAATCATATCAGTGCATTCGTTGTCTGTTAGAAAATTTTCGTGTTTATATACTTGAGTAAATGGATATTTAATTCTTTCACATTGAGTAGTTAATCTATTTTTATAAAAATCTAAATAATTAATTTTTTTTGGTTTTTTCTTAAAAGAACAAACTTTAAACAAATATTTAATATCTTCATCATTTAATTTATATGTATTTTTAAATTCACGTATCACTTGCGTTTTACTAGCACCACTTAAGGCACATTCCATAAATCTTTCTATTATGTAATCGTTTTTCACCCTAAGTTTTAGTAGTCCTAAAATGATTTTAGACGCTAAATAGGATTATGGAAGTAGTCGCTGTCAGTTTCATCATCTTATTTGGGAGCACATATGGGGTGGGAACACTTTTTTTAACACGAAAAGATTCTGATAAACTAAATTAATTGCTGATTAATTCACTGTTGGTACTATATGTATAAAGGTTTTTATTTATATGGATCTTAACCTTCCGACAAATGTCG